CGTCAAAGGAAGCAGGAAGAGGATTCTTCTAACTGGCAGATGTCAGCAGAACGCATGGAAGAGTACAAGGAACGAGAGGAACTAGGTACGTCCATGCTAGAGCAGTACGGTCTATGGGCACCGCCACAGGATGCTAAGATCAAGCTCAAGCCATTGAAGGTAGAATGGAAGTTCCAAGTACCTGTCTATACTAAGGACGGTACTCCGTTAGTGGTTGATGAAAGGCCAGTAGTATACCAGCTTAGAGTGGATATGCTAGCTGAGCATGAGGAAGAAAGCCTTTGGATTTGGGACCACAAGACCACTAAGTCCACAGCCACAGGAGACACAAGATTCCTAGACCTAGACACTCAGCTATCAAGCTACCTGTGGGCGTATCTAGTTAAGTTCGGAAAGAAGCCAGCAGGTATGGTTTATAATGAACTAGCCAAGATAAAGGTAGTACCGCCCAAACTAATCAAGAACGGTATGGCACTTAGCGTAGATAAGAGACAGAACACAACCTATGAGATGTACGAAAAGGCAATAGAGGAAAACGGGTTTGACCCGGCTGAGTATTCTGCTATGATGGAGCATCTATCCTCTACTACAAAAGACAAATACTTCTACCGTAATGACGTTAGAAGAAATAAGGTAGAGCTAGCCATTCAGGGAGAGTACGTAGTGCAAGAAGTAAGGGAGATGGCATCTGTTGATTTGCCTGTTTACCCTAATCCGGGCAAGTTCAACTGCAATGGATGCGATTTTAAGTTGCCTTGTACTATAGCTAACGAGGGTGGGGATGTTGGATTTGCTCTCGATGATGAGACTATGTATCGTCAACGACCGACCGAACGAGTGGGCGAATTCTAATGGCAAAAACTACTACTAAGGCTGTTGAGGACGCTCTTTCCTCTGACGGGAAAAGCCCTCAATCTGAAACCATCGCGGGATTCCCATTAGAAGCTGTATCCTCTGCCATGACCAGTTTGAATATTCTGATTTATGGTGAATCAGGCGTTGGGAAAACTGTTATCTCAGGTTCCGCTTCCGCCGTTCCTGAGATGTCTCCCGTCGTTCTCATTGACGCAGAGGGAGGTACGCTCTCCCTGAACGCCTTTTACCCTGAAACTAAGATTCTTCCCATTAGAGCATTCAAGGATTGGAAGGGTCTATACAAGATTTATTCCAAGCTGTATGACGCCTTTGAGAAAGGAGAGACACCTGCTAAGACAATCATTGTAGACTCTCTCACCGAGGTACAGAAGATTTCTCTTAAGGACATTATGGCAAAGGAGTCTTCTGAGAACGAGAAGATCGACCCTGACCAAGCTTCGCAATCTGCATGGGGCAAGAACCTGAACCAGATGAGAGGTCTAGTAAGAGGATTCAGGGACTTGCCGTGTAGCGTAATCTTCACAGCTCTTACAGATGAAGAGAGGGATAAGAAGGGTAGAACCCTAAGACGTCCAGCCTTCCAGGGACGGAGCAAGCATGAGCTAGCAGGTCTTATGGACATCGTCTGCTACTACTACATGGATACAGACGAGGACGATAGGATTCTACGAAAGCTTCTTACTGCTAAGACTGCCACTACTATGGCTAAGGATAGGAGTAACAGACTGCCAAAGCCAGTAATGATTAACCCAACCATGCAAGATATCTACGCAGCAATCACGAGCACCGAACCGCAAACAGAAACCGAGGAGACTAAGTAATGGTTAAGATTAACTTCGCAGAGGTAGAAGAGTTCCAGCGTCTACCTAAGGGACGGTATCACTTCGCAGTAAGCGACTACGAGATCAAGGAGTTGGGAGAGGACTCTAAGGCACCGGGTAAGGACTACTGGCGTCTAGAACTTACGGTACAGGACGGAGCGTACGCCGACCGTACGGAGCACACCAACGTGTTCCTGCCGCCGGACTACGACCCTAAGTACCTCGCTGCTATCCTTCGCTCTACTGTAGGTCAGCATGACTGGTCTGAGGAAGAGCTTAAGAACGGTGAGTTCGACGTAGACGCTGAGGACTTGCTAACTCTAGAGTTCATCGCTGAGGTATCACCACAGAAGGGGAGCGATATGTTCAACAACATTGGCTTCCCGCGTCCTGTTCCTGAGGATTGGGAGCCGGAAGATGGCGAGTCTGGCGACGACCTTCCCTAACCAATCATAGGAACGTGGTCGCCTGTCCCGGAGCCTTGGAAGGGGCTCGTATACCGCCGTAAGACAGGGGCCATAGGGGAGGGTAGTTCACAGCTACCCTCCCCAAACCTATAGGTACTAGGGAGGCTACAGTGTGAACCCAGTTTCCAATGATGAGTTCTTCAAGTTCATCTTTGGCGAGCTAGAAGGTCACCTGTGTCTTGTAACCATCAATAGAAAGCTTTCTAAGAATCGTCCAGGGTATCTACAACAGCATTTCTATAACTACCCGGATGATTTAGAGGACGCTCTCCTATTTGCTGAGAAGAACAAGGCAGAGGTAGACATCTACTTTGCCCCGTTCCTTATGACTAAGCCAGTACGCAAGAAGAAGTACATTGTAGAAACTCCCGTAGCCTGGGCAGACGGAGACGAATGCCCTATNGAGGCTATAGAACTACAGCCATCAGCTATCGTACGAAGCAGCACTAACAAGTACCACTTCTACTGGAAGTTTCGTTATGTAGAGACTTCTGACGTTGGTGAGAACATCAGTAGAAGAATAGCTTACTACCATGCCGACGAAGGTATGGATAAGTCAGGATGGGATTTAACTCAGCTATTAAGAGTTCCTGGTACATTCAATCACAAGTACACGCCTCCCCTAGAAGTATCTAAGGCTATCGTAGAGGAAACAGCTGTATATGATGCAGCTGTTGATTTTGCTGACTATCCTGAACTAGAAGAACTTCTAGAGTATACTGAAATAGATGAGCTATCCATACCTGATGAAGAGCCTGAGAAGATTCTAAACAGGTATAAAAACAAGTTAAATCCAACAGTGTTCGAGCTATTCTATAATGAGCCAGAGACTAACAGTTGGAATGAGCCTCTATACAAGTTAGAATGTATTTTGATCGAGGCTGGTCTACCACTAGAAGAAGTATTTGTTATTGCAGAAGCATCTGCTTGTAACAAGTACAAGAGAGACAACAGGCCAAAAGCTCATCTGTGGAAAGAAGTTCAGAAGGCGGGAGCACACGTAAAGGATAGGTCACAGCTTCCTCCGGAACTAGATGATCCTAATGCAAGTAGGCCGTCTCCTCCCTCCTTACTATCTAGTGAGGATAAGGAAGAGGTACACAAGGATTTCACCTTTATAGAAAGGTACATCACCTGGGCTAAGACCCTCAGCGACGCAGCGCCTCAGTATCATCCAGTGGGAGCATTCGTAGTTCTCAGCTCCATCCTCTGTGGAGCAATCAAACTACCTACGCAGTTTGGAGTGATTCATCCTAACCTGTGGTTCATGATTCTAGCAGATACTACTCTAACACGTAAGTCTACTGCAATGGAGAATGCAGCGGATTTACTTATGGACGTAGACGATGATGTACTGCTAGCCACAGACGGGTCACTTGAAGGACTGTTAACTGCTATGGCAGGGAGAGCCAACAAGCCTAGCTTGTTCCTTAGGGACGAGATAACTGGGCTGGTTGAAGCTATGTCAAAAAAGGAATACATGGCAGGTATGATGGAGACGCTTACCAAGCTGTATGATGGTAGGCAAATGAAAAGGATTTTGCGCAGGGAGACTATCGACGTTAAGAATCCTAGACTGACTATACTGTCAGGTGGTATTCGAGACAAGATGATGGAGCTACTAGACCACAAGCACGTTAGCTCTGGATTCCTGCCTAGATTCATATTCGTAACAGCAGAGTCAGATATCACTAGGATTCGTCCTATGGGTCCTCCCACAGAGGAAAGCCTATACGAAAGGGATGAGCTAACTGACTACCTTAACAGCCTTAAGGACAAGTTCACTGTAGCTCCTACCACAACTAACAATAGCTCTACAGTAAGCTTCCCTAAGCAATGGAATGTAGAGCTTACTAGCGATGCCTGGCTTCTATACAACCATTACGAGACGACGTTAGTAGAGTATGCTCTAGCTTCATCTGACAAATCACTCATGACTCCTATGATGTCGAGATTATCAGTTAGCGGTCTTAAGTGTGCGGTATTGATAGCTGCATCTAGAATGCCAGAGGATAAGATCATAGTAGACGAACTGGATTTAAAGCACGCATTCTACTATGTCGATCAGTGGATCAAGCATACGCTGTATATGATGCAGAACATCGGTACTACCCAAGATGAACACAGACTACANAGAATCATGCAGCAAATTAATACCACGCCAGGAGTAATGAGAAGTACTCTTATGCAGAAGAACTATCTGTCNAAGAGAGACGCTGATGCCATATTCGGGACATTGGAGGAACGCAATGCAATCAGACGAGAGCACAGACAGAGTAGAGGGGAACGAATCTACCCCATCTAAGCTTGATAACTTTATGCTAGAGTTCAATGAGAGGGTACAGCAAGCATTTGAGGAAGTACATTCAGAGTTAGAGAATTCTGATGACCCGTATGATTTAGTATATACCTACTTAACGAATCTGGCTGTACAGTGTTCAGCGCTCTATGTCGGGCTAAGAAACTTAGAAGAGACGTTAGCACAGCAAAATGAGGATGGTGAGTAATGTTTCACAAGACTCTAAAGTCCTATCATCAGAAGGAGCCATATGGAGAGGACCAGGAGCATCCAGACGGTCCTCTATGGCTCATCTCTCCGGAGGAGTATAAGTCTATACCGCCGGGCATTATAGTAGAGCATTGCGAGAATGGCTTACACTACAAAGTAAGGAGAGTAGAAGGCAAAGACCCTAGACATTTCGAGCTTGTTAATGGAAGGTATATGGTATGGGGAATCAGAGGACATTAAGTAAGAGCGATCTAAATGATTTTCGAGATGAGTGTTTTAAAACTGCCACAGAACATGGATGGCACGAGAAGGAACGTACTGTAGGCGAGTTCCTTATGCTTATGGTAACTGAACTAGCAGAAGCTATGGAGGAATACAGAAACAACAAGGAAATAAGTGAGGTTTATGTTGTAGATTCAAAGCCAGAGGGTATCCCTATTGAACTAGCAGATGTAATCATCCGTATCATGGATTTCTGTGGGCTACACGATATCGACATTGACCTCGCTGTTAAGGTCAAGATGGCCTATAACGAGACACGTCCCTACCGTCACGGAGGGAAGGCAGTATGAGCAAAGAGCAGATTCCTCCTAACGTACATGAATTTCTAGTTAAGCTAGACGCTAGTGAGGCAGTAGCTTTAGGAAGGAACATCGGCTTTATACTGTCAGGGATGGAAAAGTCTCTGATTGAGGAAAATTACACTAAGCAAGAAGTCTCCGAGTTGAGAATGAACCTCATATTTGCTTTAATCATAGCAAAGAATACAGGTTCGTCAGGAGAGGATTAGATGAAGCGTGTAATGCGGTACGCAGAGAATCTAGCTGAGTCTGTTGATCTAGAGGCAATGGAAGAGGTGCCTCTCTATGATAGAGAACGTACGTCTGATTTTAAGGGAGCTAACCTAGTCAGCTCATTGCTAGAGAATGGTAAGCATGCACCCGTACTAGATTTAGACGTACATCACAAGCTAGTACCTTCATCCACAGAAGGTCATGGACATCTCTACATCGACGTAGAGTGTGAGTGGGACGACTACGTCAATCTACTAGACGCAATGTCAAAGTGTGGTATACTAGAGGAGAGTTACGTTGAGTTTTCAAAGCGAAGGGGAGCGTCATTTGTTCGCAAGCCGGGAACCTACAAAGAAGGTAGTAGAAGTGAGTCCATCTATGCCCCTGACTAAGACCTCTAACCACCGACCAACTAACGAGGCATTAACTATATTACAGCAAGCTAGCTACGATGCTTGGTGGACTATCCATGACGCACTAGAGTCTGTAGGTTCTGTTCCAGGAGTTAATGCCCACAGGACGCCGCTACAGTTAGCACTAAGCAAGCTACCGAGGCCGGAGGATGCGCCAACATGAGTGACGAAACGACAATCGAAACAGGAAATGATTTTTGGTTTGGTAGTAATGGAGAAAGTATTGCTCCCATGCTGCCAATCGTAATCACGTCCAGAGAGCAGGCGTACAGAACTGCTGCATGGATCGAAATTATGGGGATGACACTACCATCGTCCAGTGAAGTTACCTATGAACAGGTAAGGGAAGCGATTCTGAACGTATGAACGAGGACAGAATTAGGCCTATAGGAAAGTTCCATACTAGGTTCACAGACGAGGTACATGTAATGGTCAAAGACCCAAAGATCAAGATGCCATACCTACTCTGTGGATATACAGATGAAGGTAGGCTGTATGGTAGTTACGCAGGGACTGCCGCTGTCACTTGTGTTGACTGTATTCAGGAGCTTGCAGATGGCGAAGACCTACATTAGACGTCCAGTTACTTACCCAGCTACACCAGCTGAGGTAGGAAGAAAGAAAAAGTGTACTGGATGCAATGTGCAGTTTCCAGTAGAAACGTTTTACGTTAGAGTTCCTAATAAGCTCACGTTAGATGGCAGAAGGCTAAGAGTCAGTAAGTGTCCTTCGTGCTTCGGAGAGTACAGTAAGGACCCTACTAGGAGCAATCCAGCCAAGGCTAGGGCTAGAGTTAGAGCTAGAACTAGACTGACTAAGATAGTTCCGGAACTCTACGAGAAGATTCTACGTGAAGAGTTAGAGAAAGAGGGAGTAGCGTGAGTAATGGATTTTGTCCTAATTGCACGTCTACTGAACGAGCTAATAGAGGAATTCTTGAGAGAATATCTAGTCGTACAGTAGCTAAGTACCCGTGTGACCATCCCTGGCACGATTTCAGGGANGGNAGTAGGGAGGGGGACCAGCAGCCGCCACAGGTCAATGAGCTACCTGTTATTCAGGAACTAGTCCAGGGGGATATCCAAGCTAGACTAGAGCTAGGCATCAAGCGTTACGGTACTGGACTACAGCCCCACAATGGTAGGGACGCTCTAAAGGATGCTTATGATGAGGCTATGGATCTAGTCATGTACCTTCGTCAGTGTCTATACGAGAGAGATGGCGAGTGAGATGGATGCTTCACAGATAAGCACTTGCAGATGTTGTAATGCATGTTGGGACGGTCACTGTGACATGTGCGATGGGCATTGTGCATGTGCTAACCGAAATCATGGTGGTTGCAGCGAGCCTAGCTGTACAGCTTAGAATGCGCGCTGAACGCGCGTTAACCTCTCAGGTCGTCGGCCGATGTCACGTATGCCCGCGTACGGCCCGCGACCTGTCCCCTATCCAACCATACCGGGCACCCTCCGAACGTCGCCCTGTATGGAGCCTGTAGATGCATATTCAGCTCGCGGAGCCTCAGGTATACGCCTACCAGCACCGAACGGGAAAAGAGTAACATGACCGATCAGACTGAGATAAAGCGTAAACATCCATACGCTCAATGCGAAGTTTGTCCGTTATACAAGTCTGGAAAGTTCGTTAAGCCAGAGTTTAATGGACACAAAGACGGAACAGCTAAGTTTGCTATAGTGGGAGAAGCGCCAGGAGCCACAGAGGTTCGTAAGGGAAAGCCATTCGTGGGGCAGTCAGGCTTCCTACTTAACGAGACGCTTAAGGAAGCAGGACTAAAGCGTCACGATGCTGTTCTAACTAACGCTTGCTTGTGCAGACCCCCAAGCAACGCTACTCCATCAGCTAATGCTATCGCAGCATGTAAGCCAGCATTAGAGTACACTATAGAGCAGTCGGCAGCCCCTGTGGTATTGGCCTTGGGGAACTCCGCTGCCGCTAGCTTACTTGGGAAGAAGGATGTTAAGGTTACACAGGACAGGGTAGGTCCTCCTAAGCAGGTTAAAGGCAAAAGCTACAAGGTAATTCCGTCTATTCATCCAGCAGCTTGCCTACGAGTACCTAACTTCTTCCCTCTATTTCTATCTGATATAAAGAAGATCAACACTCCTATTACTATCAAGTGGGAACCTCCCAAGTTTAAGGTGTTCGAGAATGAAACTCAGGCGCGTACAGCTATCCGTCAACTACTTGACAGGACTAGAGCCGATAGATTGGCAGTTGACCTTGAAGTTGGAGAGGACAAAGACGTCGACTATGGTCACCCTAATACACTACTTGCCGCAGGATTGGGCTATGAACCTGGCAAAGTGGCAGTTATCGGAAAGCAAGCGTTCCAAAGCCGTTTGGTTAGGAAGGAACTTGGTAATCTACTCAAAGAAAAGAAACTCACCTTCCAAAACTCTAAGTACGACTTAGGTGTTTTCTATCGTATGGG